AGGATGATGCATGAAGCAGCTATTGAATACCTAGTGGGCGCGGACACACCGTAATGTGGCAAGCAGACTATGCACCCTAAGAAGTGATCCATTTTGCCCTAAGGTCAAAAACCGGTGAAAAAAAAAGATGTTTTTGTTCATGAGACCTGGTTTTCTGTGCTCTTCAACCGGGAATTTCCTGTTTGAAGGGAGCGATTATATATTGTTATCTTGAATATTTTGGCTCGTTTTAGTCTAATGAACTATTAACAAGCTTGAAATCGTTTTTCAGGGGGTGAAACCGCCATAATGAGATCTCGCAGACGAATTTAGGAACAAGCATGCGCGCTATGAAGAGAATTGGTGAAGAAAAGCCTTAAGTGCTGACAAGAATATCGCAGAGTAGATGAATAGTGAACCATCACTCGCAAAAAGATTGCCTTCTCAAAGTTGATGTGGGCGCATGTGGCTTTGCGCAGTGTAACCGTTGCTTATTCGGTCATTTTTCACTTATGACTAGAACAGATACCAAACTGGCAAAGTGCGAATCGTGTCAGATTCGTAAGAATGCCAGAATTCTGAAGGTTGTGTCACGAGATCGTGAGAAAAAGAGATACATGTTTGCGGTTTGGAGGCTGTACCGTTATGAGAATGTTTCGCCTCAACAAATAGCGTACTTCCTCGGACAGAGCCCAAGCTCAGTTCAACAGTTGATCGGGGAAGTCTTCAGAATGTTATGCTTCTCTGACAAATCGTGTATCTTCAAGGACGTTTTCAGGGAAACGGTAGGCACTTGAAAGATCTCAGGCGAGCGGCTCAGAAGAGTGGTTTGCATTAGGCTCTTACAAGCCTTCTTTTACACAGAATCAGAATGCCAGTAAAAGTTTTTATGCCAAATCTTGTATATTACTATTTGTTCTAGGCAGTCCGGGGAAGCAGTGAGCTTGAACGGCTACCCGGGCTGCTTGCTTGCTGTTTTCTCCGGGTTTGCCAGACTCGCCGCCTTTGAGTGGCGCTAGTCTCGACCATTTTGAATGATGAACTTTCAGGTCAGTGAGAAACTTGCATAGAAGAAGTGAAGATCAGCTCAAGAAACGGCAAGCTAGAAGATTGATTTTTTGCTGCAGTTTTCATGATAATATCAGGTGCGAGACTGTTTCGAGGATGAGCCGTGCTGATGTTCTGGGCTTGTTGGCTGGGCCTGTTGAGGTAGGCGTCGTGCCTGATGTTGAGAAGGGCGAGGTTCTCGTTGATTCTCGTGGGAATGGCACTTTTCAGAGTGTGCCTAGGGGGGAGGGGGTAGGCGCTATTGGTTAAAATCAGCCGCAATAGGTTCGCGTTATGCAGAATTCACCAATGCCGTACGATCGTGAAGATTGACACGCAGCAGCTGCGCGGGAAGCTTTTGAAAAGTCTCAATGAGCTATATGATCTTGCGTGCAGCTTAGCGAAGAATCGTAGCATCGACCTTTCGCTCCGGAACAAGTGGGTGCGGGTTGCTGCTTACTGCGCTCAGACGATCGAGTCACTTGCCAAGGGTTTCGACGAGCGCCAGATTGATGAAGATCTGGATGAATTGGAAAGGCTTGTGAATGAGGCAAAATCGAAAGTCAAAGCTACAGCAGATCAAAAAGGAGATGCAGCAGCAGGATCTGCCGAGCCTTCCAAGTGACAAGGTTGAGTTTTTCAAAGACGTCTTGAAGCTCAAGCCCTATCCGTACCAAGCAGAGTTTCTGCTGGATCCGGCGGCGCTGAAGGTTTTGCGCTGGCCGCGTAGAGCTGGCAAGACGACTGTGATGGCCGGCGACGATCTTCACTTCGGATTCAACAATCCCAACTGCAAGATCATCGTAACCATGCCCAAGTTTCAGCAGATCAAAGAGATCTACTTTGGCGCTTTCCATGAACATTTGGCTCGGATGGATGATAGGATCTATGACGCGTACATTGAAAGCGAGCTTCAGACTATAATCCGTCTGACGAATGGTAGCATAATACTTGCTGAAACTCCGGAGCCCTTCACGATTCGTGGTCACGGCCCGAGAAAAATCAGCATTGATGAAATGAATTTCATCCGTAAGGATGAGGATCTTTGGCTCAGTGCTTTGCTGCCTATGACTCTCACTCAGAGAGTAGGCATTAACGTTGCGAGTACGCCCTGGAACAAGGACAGCATTTACTACAAAATGTGTTTTGACAAGAGTTTCAGGATCTTCAGCGGCAACATTCACGAGCGGGATCCTCCCCGCTACTTTCTCACTTACAAGGACGTGCAGAAGCCAAACGGGCCCTTGGATCCATACCAGGTTGAGGTGATGCGTGAGCAGTACGCCGGGGATCCTTGGCGTTGGAAACGCGAAATGGAAAGCAGCTTCGTCGACGACGAAACCGCCTTTCTGCCCAGCAGCCTCATAATCAAGTGTCAAAATGAAGAGCTTAACTTCGCGGAATTCGAAGAAAGCCTTTCAGGCGAATTCTATCTCGGCTGGGACCTTGGTCGGGAAAGGGATCATAACGCGGTTGCCATCGTCAACAAGCAGCAGGACTTTCTGCAGCTCGTTCACTGCAAACAGTTCTCCTTGGGTACGCCGTACGTCAGCGTGATGGCCTACATAAAAAGCATATGCGACCGCTGGCGATCAGTGCGGGCCGTGTATTACGATCACACAGGGACGAAGGGCATGGATGAGCAGATCGATAACGCTGGCTTCCCTGGAGTGAAAGGGATTGACTTCACAAGACCGTTGAAACATGGCATGGCCATGACGTTGAAGCAGCTGATGATGACTCCCCGGGAAAGTGACAGGGCTCTTGCTGCAGAAGACGCCCGGCGCAAGTTCGAGTTGCCCTTTGATCAGGATGTGCAGGCTGAGCTCAACTGCGAGCAGTGGGAGCAATCGCCTGGAAGTGAGGTTTACACGTTTAGCCATCCTGAAGGCTCGCATGATGACCGTTTCTGGGCCATCTGCTTGTCAGTTTTCACGACTACGGAGTCTCCTCCACCTGGAAGAGGTGCAATAATACTTCCGCATTAAGGTGGATTGATGTCAAGCCTTCCGCAAGAGGTGATTAGGAAACTGCCAATTTATTACTACAGTTTCTTAAGCAAATTCAAGTTTGTAATTCATGGCCAGACTACGTTTGAGCGAATAATCAAATTCAACGATCGGTACACGCATCTCTTTCACACCGAAATGCATTCAGACGGGTTCAGCATGGCACTCATCGGCGTTGAGGATCGAGATGAAGGGATGCAGCCCGATGGTTGGACAGACATCTTGTTACCAGTATTCCGTGATAAGAATGCTTTGAATGGGTGCAACCTGAAAGATGAATATCTGTTCTACGTCGACCTCGCATTGAGCGGGGCTTATGCAAAAGAAGTATGGTTCAAGCTGAAGAGCGGCTGGCGCAAACTTTTCGATTATAGCGTAAGTGGCGGTTTGCGAGTTTCTGATACTGGTCAAATGGTAAGCGTTGGATATGTCGAGTATTCGCCTCGACTGAGTCGTCTCTGCAATTTCAAGCTTACGTAGGTGAAAAATTGGAAGACGAGATATTTCGCGCATCTGAGAAGGAGAAACAGGTGAAGGCTCTAGGAATCCTTGTCAACTGCAACCTGCAGGACTTGCACATTTACGTCAACGGAGTCGACATCGCGAAGACAGTGGTGCTCGAGGAAGTTCGAGTTACGGTTGAGAAGAAAGGTGCTTAAGTAGATGCCTTGGAAAAGCCAGCTTGAAAACTCTGCTTTCTTAGCACAACGGAACGTTCCCGAGGAACTGAGCAAACGTCAGATTGAAGAGGAAGTGCCCGTCAGCTGGAAAGCTGACATGGCTCTGTATGGCTACGTTTCTCGGTATATGCTTAGGGGCTCTGGCGCCGGCTTTGTCACGAGCCCGTACATGGCCTATTGGGAGAGGCTTTGGGGCGCTACACCCATCGAGGACCTGCCGAAATATAAGGACCTCTACACGTTCACGCCATACATTAAAGCGGCTATTGACGTCACTGTGAACCTTGCTGTATCGAATGGCTTCGAGTTGGAAGGCGGGGACGATGCGGTTCGTGAGTGGCTTTCTGACTGGCTTGATGAGCAAAATGCTCTCCAGACGCTGCGTATCGTGGGCACTGATATGCTTGTCTTCGGCAACGCATTTCTTGAAGCTTGCCGGGATGAGGATACGCGCAAGATTGTCTGGCTCAAACCGCTGGATCCCGTGCATATGCGGGTCCGTCGAGATGCTTATGGCAACGTTTTCGGCTATATTCAACTGTTGACTTTCCCCCCAGTCGCCTTCACGGCGCAAGATATGGTGCACTTCAGAGCTGGAGCTAAGAGCTGGTGGTACGAATTCAGTTATGGCACGAGCCTTCTGAGGCCCTTGCTGAAGATCCAAGCACTCATCGATCAGCTTGAAGATGACATGGCCGTAATCGTGCATACTTATGCTAAGCCGATGCTTGTGGTGAAGGCTGGCATGCCGGAGAGGCCCTTCAGCGATCCGCAGCTGCAGAGTCTCGTTGAAGCTTTTCGCGATCGCAAGGTTGCTTCTGACGTGTACGTCCGCGGCGACGTGACCGTTGATGTGATTCCAAGCTTGACGAAGGACGTGAACATTCAGTGGTGGCTTGATTACCTCTACACGCAGCGCGAGGCAGTTCTGGGTGTTCCAAAGATTTTCATGGGCAAGAGTGAGGGCACAAACCGGGCCACTGCAGACGTCGTCATGCAGGAGTATGTCACGAGACTACGTATGTTTCAGGAAATGATTGCGGATACGCTTGAGACAGAGTTGTTCAAGCAGCTGATCGAAGAGGAGTTTGGAGAAGGCGTTGAAATTCCCCATGTGAAGTGGCGTCCCATCTGGGAGCCAACCTTCGAGAAAAAGGCGCTGATTATGGGTGACTTGGTGGAAAAAGGGATTCTGTTGCCTTCTGAGGCGCGTGGAGAACTTGGTTACCCAGCGGAACCGGAAAACGGGGCTAGCCTATTGAAGCCTTTGGCGAAGCCTGAAGGACAAGATGGGAAGGGCGTTCAACAGGTCAAGCGGATGATCCGGGAGATCCGAGACAGGGAGGACTAAATGTGAGTCTTGCGTGCAAACGTTTATGCGGTCACGATTTGAAACGTCCTCACTTCAGCTGCCTCTACTGCAGGATCCGCCGGTTCTTCTACGGAAAAATGGATCCAAAGCAGTATCATTACAACAGCAAGATGCGACTTGTCATGCCGGAGGACTACACAACGTATGTTTTGTTTATCGATAATCAGCGGCGGTTTGAGGCTGTGAAAGCCGCGATTTTGAAGCGTCTGGTCACGCTGTGCGAGTGGCTTGCTAATTGATTGGTGAATTACATGCCTGGGATTGATGAAGACAAGAATATTTGGCGTTACCGTGTGCAGGACCCGGACAAGTTTGAACGGTTTCGCGTCAAAGAGATCGGCAGTGGCGGCGTCAAAATCACTGTCGGTAAGGTGAAGGGCTCTGACAGGTGGGAGATCCAGAACTACATGTTTGACAAGAAACGCTTCAAAACCAAAGAGCAGGTTCGGAACTGGCTTGACAAGCACTTGAAAAGTCAAATTCAGACCTTGCTGGATTTCAGGGCTTGGAATGAGTATCGCAGGCGCGTTGTTAATGCTTATGTGCAGATTTCGAAGGTTGAGGAAACGTGAGTTTGAAGGGAGAGAGTGAGTCGAAAAAATCATCGATAGATGCATGCACAAAAGAGGAAAAGAAGAGCATTCTGGGCGATCTGGCGACCTTTACGGCTTATCAGGCAATGTACTTTAGAGCCCAGGGCCCGGTTTCAGAAAAGAAAAGCGTGGATTCTGTAGGCTCCGAAGTCGAAGCAATCAAGCAAAGAATCAAGCAACTCGTGACTGAGCAAAATAAGATAAGAGATGTGGTTTATCCGAAAACCTCCTTGAGCCAGGAGGAGCAACAGAAAGCTTGGATTGAGATAGCGATGCTTGATGCTCAGATCAGGGCTCTGAAAGAGCTCTGGGCCCAAAAACTTGTGGTATCAGTTTAGCTACCGAGGTTCGTGAAAGATGCAGCTTAGATATTTCGTTCCCTTCAGGGCTACCAAAGGCGTTGATGGAGGGGGCTCCCTCAAGCTGATTAACATTGAAGGCGTGGCCATCGACACGAGCGTGAACAAGAATAAGTGGCAGGTTCCGGAAGAGGACTTGGACTTTTTCACTGAGACCTTGAAGGATGCTCAGTTGCGTGTGGACCATGCTGAAAGTGCTTTGATGGTGGTTGGGAAGGTTCCATACGCCAGGCGAGATGGACAGCAAGTCTTGTTCCAGGCAGAGGTCGGCGGGGAAGAGAAGCTGATCGACAAGATCGTACGTCAATACATCAGCAATGTGAGCGTTCAGGTTGACAGTGAGGATGTTGTCTGCAGCAATTGTAAAAAGCTGACGCGAAATGAAGGTGTGCTTGTTCACCTATGTCCGGGAGCCTGGGAGATCGTGCACAAGCCGAGGGTTCGAGAATTGAGTATCGTTGCTTCTCCTGCGTATGAGAAGACCGAGTTTAAGCCTGTGGGCTTTTTCGCAGCGATGAACGATGCGCAATGGGACGCTGCCATGAAGGGCGCGGGTTCGAATCCCGCTTTAGGATCACTTGTTGAAGGTGATGATGTGGGTTCTAGACGAGAGTCGCAAGGACCTGAAAACAAACATGAGAAAGAGGAGGTGAAGCCTTTGTCTGTTAAGGCAGATGATAAGGCTTCTCCGCATCAAGCACAGGGAGTTGTCAACGTGGCGCCAGGAGAAACGGCGCCAAAACAGCATACGTATGAAGAGTTCATGCAGCAGTTGACTCAGCTTCAAAATCAGATTGAGGCTTTCAAGGGTAGGGTCGCGGATCTCGAGGCAGAGCTGGCGAAGAGGGCTGAGAATGGCGGGGCAGCGAAAAAGGTGAGCGAAGAGGCTGGCGAGGAGGCAGGTTCTGACGCTGCAGCGAGCGCCGGAGCGAGTGCTCCTGCAAGTCCTTCGGTCACTTCACCTGCATCACAAGCTCAATCGCAGGCGTCGCCTCAGGGTCAGAAGCCGACTGGTCAGGGCATTGTTGCTGTCGACGAGATCAACAGAGACGCCCTCGGAAACTTTGACTGGTACAAGGATCTGCTGAAGGCTCACAAGAAACTGGTAGGGTTCCAGTAGCGCGCACGTTTTGAAAAGGTGATTTGTATGAGCACTCCAACATTTGAAGGGACGAATCCGCTTGTCAGCGACGCGTTCGTAGTGACTTACCATGCAGCCGAAGACTTGGACGTTGGACTGGTAGTGCAGTTCAGTGCTGGCACGGGCATGGCTTTCCAGGTGAAGGCAACAACAGGTCTGGTCAAGCAGTGCTGTGGGATAACCGTGACCAAGGCTCTTTCAGGCAAGAAGATCAGCGTTGCATGCAGAGGCATTGTCCGTGCTATCGCTTCAGCCGCGATTGCAGTGGGCGATCTTGTTGTATCAGCGGCAAACGGCAAGGTTGCAGCATTGGCCGACGTGGTCGACACTGACTTAATCTCAAGCGCAGGCATCGCGCTCGCCATCAACAAGAGCAGAATGATCGTTGGCAAGGCTATCAGCGCAGCAGCGACAAACGGTGACACGGTCTACGTGCAACTCTTGATTCCTTAAGGCGAAGGTGTTTTGAATGAGTCTTTTCAGAGACGCTTTAACGTGGGTTGACACTGGCGCAGTCGCGTATCCAGCCTTGCACAAGAAGATCATTGAACTAACAATGCCCGCTCTTGTGGTGAAGCAACTCTTTCCGGAGTTCCCACTAGTAGCTGGCAAAACGGCCACTTTCGTAAAGCAGAGCGGTTCACGTAGCGCGGCCATCAGCGAGATTGCCGAGGGCTCTGAAATTCCGATGGATTTCACGCCTTACAGCACCGTAACCGTCACGCCCTACAAAAAGGGCCAGCGTCAGCGTGTCAGTCGAGAAAACATCGAAGATCTGTACATCCCGGTGATCGAGGATCAACTGCGACGTCTCGCCCGGCGTATGGCCTACACGATTGACAAGGATTGCATGACAGTGATCGACTTGGCTGCTGGAGGCACTAGTGCGGGTTCAGGCACGAGTCTCGGCGCCACAGGAACCGAGTTCACCATTTCAGGCGGGCTCGGCACCAAGGACATTCTGAATGCCAAGGCGAAGATCGAAAGCTACAGTTTCATCCCAGACAACATACTGCTCAACCCGATCAACGCTAGAGATGTCATGTATCTGCCTCAGTTCAGCTTGCACATGCAATACGGAGAAACGGTCATGCAGTCCGGCCTCATCGGCTACATCTACGGCATGGCAGTCAAAGTGAGCCCAGTAGTCAACGTAGGCAACGCTTACATTCTAAGCAGTGGCCAAAACCTGAGCGCGGCCTACGCGCCCATGGGGTTCTTCGTCATCAAACGCCCGCTCCTAACCGACATCGACGTCAAGAAAGAGTTTGACGCTGTCGACGTGAGCTTGACAACCAGGTACAGCCCTGTCGTGACTTGCGGAGAAGCAATCTTCAAGGTTAGCGGATTAGCATCGAGTTAAGCAACATAGTCTCGTTCCGTTCTTTTCTCCCTTTTTCAGTTTTCAAAAATCAAGAGAGGACTTTTTGATGGAGAATAGGCTAGTTGTTCTTGTCATCGCCTGCATCATTGGCGGTTTGGTTGCCGGCTCAGTCTTGACGTTTGCCCTCATGCAGTGGACTCACCGAATTTCCAACGTTGCCATATTGAAGGTCCTTGGTGTGGGGGTCTTCAAGGACGTCAATTTTACGGTTACGGTCACGCAAATCGATTGGGGAATGTTGGAGCCAGGAGAATCGAAATATTTCGAGGCGTATGTCAGGAATGAAGGCAATGTTCCAATTGTGTTGGCTATGCGTACCGAGGAGTGGAATCCGCTTGATGCATCAGCTCTCATCAATGTGGCTTGGGGCTGTGAAGGTGTACAGCTGCCCGTCGATGGTTTTGTTCCTGCGACATTCACCCTGCATGTGGATCCTGGGGCATCCGGGATCAGATCGTTCAGTTTCACGATAGTGATTATTGGAAGTTGATGTGGGATGAGTAAGGATCTGCTGCAAGAGTTGGATCGTGAGAGGGCCCTCCGAAGGAAATGGAGGCAGATCTGGGCGGATATCGGAGAGCGGATCGTGAAAATGCCCAAGTGGATGCAGGAGATCCTGTTGGAAGACATTAACACTGCAATCCTGAACCGGTTGGCACTGATGGAGCTTCTTCAGAAGAGCGGGAAGCTTCAGGGTTGATGCTGTGTGACTGTGGCATATATTGCTGTTGCTGATGTTCAAGCGCACTTGAATGCGACCTATGATGCAGCGAATCATGTCTACTCGGTTTATGGCATCAATATAGCCGAAAGCAGCTTTCAAGCCCACGTTGACCACGCAAACACTTACATCAATGCGCTAATCGGCATGGATCTCAGTCCTTCCGATCCAAAATACTCAGTTGCGAAACTTGCAGCACTTGATCTTGCATGCATGCATATCCTGGTCGTGTCAAGTGGCGGAGCCTTGGTCGGAGCTTTTGACTACTTCTTGGGCGATTTGCGTGTTGCTCGCAGCGGCCCCTATGCAGAAGCTATTCAGCGAACGATCTCGGGCTTCAGGGAGGACTTGACTAAGCAAATAGTAAACTTGACGAGTCCAGTGAAGGCGGCGGAAGCAAGCGCAGCCGGTGAAGTGCCAACGTATCGGGGAGGACTCATCAATCCTTGAGCAAGGTTTTGGGCAAGGGCAACTATATCGTTGCGAAAGTGAATGGCGCCAAAACTGTTTTGACAAGTGCTGAGTTTCAGCAGCTCCTCGATAACGGGTATGATGTTGAAGTCATCTCTTCATTCTGAATCCTATCATCGTTTTCCCGAAGCCCTTAGAGAGCTTGCAATTCGCATCTCCTTTGGGGATTCGTTCTCCAGTGCTTTTCTAGGGGCGGGGCAAAAGTGACGATTGCGGATTTGAAGAGGCTGAGCAAGCTTGTTTGTGCAGGCTGCCGCGCGCCTGACTATGCTGCTTGCCAGTCCTGCGAACTGAAAAAGTTGATTGACAGACTTGTGGAGAAGTCCCGTTGACGGAGACGAGTAAGCTTATCATGCAGACCCTGCAGGCACAGTGGAGCCTAATCTCTCCAGGCGTGAATGACATTTACTGGGTTGACACACGCGTCGAGACGTTGGATTTCGCGAAGGTCTCGAAGAACTATGTTATCAGCTGCTACAGTCCAACGGGCCCCAGCATGACAACTCCGCTGAGTCGTGAGGCTTGGCTAAAGACTGAACAAATCATCGTCGATCTAATCGTGAAAGTGACCAGCTCAGTTGACGATGCTGCTGGAATTCGCGAGAACATGCGCAGAGAGGTTGAGCGGATCGTGCACGAGAAGGAGCTCAGCATTCCCGGTGTTCCCGAGGCGTACGTGAGCCGTGGACCCTACCAGGTTGAGGGGCCGGATCTTGTTCGTGTTTCACTTCAGATCAGCTGCAGAAGCTTCCAAATCAAAAGCTAGGATCCTCTGATCATGAGTGCTGTCATTAAGGTTGAAGTGAAATATGCAAAGGATCTGGCTCGGAATTTGCGTGAGCTCTGGCCTGACGCTTTGGATAAGGGCGTGCAAAGCGCGGTCCACATGGTTGGAGAACGCATGTTAGATACTGCATGCAGGCTTGTTCCGGTGCGGACGGGTTATCTCCGCAGCACTATGGCGCTCGAGCAAACTGGGAAGTGGACGTTTAGGCTTATTGCCCGGGCTCCGTACGCGGCTTTTGTGGAGTGGGGTACAAGTAGGATGCAAGCTAGGCTCTTCATGACGTCGGCCGTGCGAATGCACACGCCAGAGATGTCGGACGAAGTTGAAAACGCTGCAGTCGCTGCCATGCATGGGGGTCTGCTCTAGTGCACCGCGAGCTCAAGATGCATCTAACGAAAAAGTTTGTTAACCTGGCAGTTCGAATCCTTAGCTGCTTCATTCCTAGAGCTGAGCCGACTTTTCCTCAAACCCGCATGACTCAAAAAGTATTTGAAAGATTCTTCACCGCCTACAAAACAGAGGTGTATGCCGGACGGTTTGACGATGTGCCCTACCAAACGATCAAGGGCTTGCGGGACAAGAATTTCATGCGCCTGCTGCAACTGTCCGAAAAGCTTCTGGTTTACCTGGGAGAGAATGACCGGTATTATCGTCAATGGCTCGGCTACGCTTTTCTCCTTGCAACTGACGAGACGCA